TCACGAATTAAACGAATTATTAAAATCATGCGCACACAGAAAGCACAGAAAGCACGGAAAGTTTTTTCTGAACACGAATTTCATGAATTAGACGAATGAAGTAAACCCTCGGCGGTATTCTGTTTGATAAGAGAGACCGCAACGCAGCGGGCTCTCTTGTTGTTTTTTTTGAATACGGTTGTTAAAATTAAGGAAATATAGTACAGAAAGGCATTATTGAGCGGTTGCTGGCGGAGGCGATTAAGCGGAAGCAGCAGGCGCGGCAGTTCAAGTGATAGCCGCAATGACATTACGGGGAAGAGAAAGAAGGAGGGCTTTGATACAAAAGAGGTGTCCGCAATGACATTGCGGGGAAGAGAAAGAAGGACGAGAATGGAGATACCAGAGATTAAGGAATGGGAGTCGCCGTCGGGGTGGTGCCGTCGTCTGGCACATCTCTACGGAATGAATGAGACGCAGACGGAGGTGCTGGAAGAGGTTCGTCGGGTGTCGTATATCCAAGGTGTGAATGATATTCTGGAAAGAAAAGCCTCACCCACCGACCCTATTCTTTGCAAGCAAAGCGTCCCAAAAGGACCGAGCGCCCGAGCAAAGCTCGCCTACCCGTAGCCTTTCTCCAAATGGCGAGGGGGTTGAATACCTAAAAACCGAAAAATATGAAGCGTAGTATTTATGATTGCTGGCGTTGCCGTCATCATGACGATGAGAACGCTTACGGTATTGACATGTGTAGCGTGAAAGAGACGCGGTGTGGTTTTGTGTGCGGTTGTTGCGAGTGGTTTGCGCCGCTGCTTCTGTTGTGTTTGTGTTTGTGTGTTACGGGTTGCAGGACGACGCGCTATGTTCCTGTAGTGGCTCGCAGCACGGACACGTTGGTGTCATACAGCAGAGTGCGTGACAGCGTGTACTTGCATGACTCGACGTATATCCGGAATGTTGGCGACACTGTGTTTGTGGACCGGTGGCATACTCGGTGGCGGGAAAGAGTCAGGCTTGACACGGTGTATGTATCGAAGGTGGACAGTGTGGTGAAGCCGTATGTGGTTGAAAAGGAGAAGGCTGTTGGGCGGTGGCGGTGGGTGGGTGCTTTGGTGGTAGGGGTTGTTTTGGGAGGAGTGGTATTCCGGGTTTTTAAATTTTAGGGGCTGCGGAAGTACCGCAGCTTACGGGACCTGAGGCTGGGGGAAAAGGGAAAGCAGAGGCGGTGCCTCTGCCTACGCCAAGCCCGGGGGAGGGACTGCGGCAGTACCGCAGCTTACGGGACCTGAGGCAAGGGGGGAAAGGGAAAGCAGAGGCGGTGCCTCTGCCTACGCCAAGCCCGGGGGAGGGGCTGCGGAAGTACCGCAGCACACGGGACCTGAGGCAAGGGGGGAAAAGGGAAAGCAGAGGCGGTGCCTCTGCCTACGTCAAGGCCGGGGGAGGGACTGCGGCAGTGCCGCAGTTTACTCGACGTATAAAGATAAAGACATGAAATATGAGTTATCAGGTATTTTGGAAGACAGGGTTTGTTGGGCTTCGCAGTGGTGTTGAGTACACGGTGAAGATATGGAAGGACGGCGTGTTGCCGAGTGGTTATCCGCTGACGCTGAAATGCAGCGGTGATCCGTTTATGACGCAGGAAGACGATGATGCGGATATGTTTGTGCCTGTTCGGACGCAATCCGGTTATCTGCGGTTGGTTGACGACGGGACGGCGGTGAATGCTAACGATCAGGTGGTGTCGTTTGACTGGCGGTCGATGGTGCCGATGACGGACACGGATCTGGCTGTGACGCTGGAGGGTAACGGTGTGGTGGTTTGGCAGGGTTTTATCCAGAGCCGTAACTTTGGTGCGACGCTGTACGGCGAGCCACAGGTGCGCGAGCTGCCGTTGCAGTGCGTGTTGACGGTGACGGAAGGCACTGACGTGAGCTACGAGCACCGGGAGATGGAGAACTTTGCGTACCTACTGGAAGAGATTCTCAGTTCGATACCCTGTGTTGAGATCACCGACGTTGTTGTTCAGGGCGGTAGTGATGCCCAGGAGTGGCTGTTGACGAATATCGACTGGCAGAACTTCTGTAACGTTGACAGCGATGGCGATGTGTCTCCCCGTTTCAAGTTGTATCAATGCCTTGAAGACCTTTGCAGGTTCTGGGGGTGGACGGCGAGGACATTTGGGCGTGTGCTGTACCTGACATGTGCCGATGACGTGTCTGAGACGACGTTCCTGACGCTGACGCGTGCGCAGCTGAGAACGATGGCCGGTGGTGTTGCCGCCGGTTCGACGGGTAGCGGTTTCAATACCGTGTTGCTGACGGGCGGCATCTTCGCGAGCACGGACACGGTGGACTTCCAGGACAGGGGAGTGAGCACCGCCATGGTGAAGTCGGACGGCAACAGCGGCGATGCCGAGGTTGTCAGCTACGTCGACAACATTGTTGTGATGATGATGAAAGACCTTGGCTGGCAGGGCAGTGAGCAGCACGAGGGGAAGGTCATCCAATATACGCAGCCGCTGTATGCGATAGCCCGCCCGCTGCTTGTTGGTACGGCGATTGCAGGCAGCAGTTCCTTCAACGTCGCCCACACGACGGTGAACGGCGAGAGCAACGACTGGAGCGTGATTCGCATCCTGAAAACCTACGACGGGAGTGTGCTGTGTTCGCTGGAGAGCCGCTATGAGCATGTGTTCGACGACGGTTGGCTGGAGTTGCATGGTGACGTGTACCGCTATGCTGACCGCTATGAAGACCTTGACGACAGTCACAGCATGAAGGGTGTTGGCAAGAAGCGGATGTATGTTCGTCTGGGCATTGGCGAGAGCCGTTCGTCGGCGCGCTGGTACACCGGCAGCGCATGGGGTAGCAGCGTGTCGTCGTTCAAGGTTTCTATCGGTAACAGTGACGACGGCCTTTGCGTGGTGACGGGTGGTAGCATCCACAGCGGTGCATTCTATAAGATGGCCATTCCCGTGACGGGCCTGTGCGGTCGTATCTTCATCGACTTCCTCGGTTCTGATGACCTTGACGACATCGAAGGGAAGAAGACCTTCGAGCTGAGCGACTTCAGCTGCGTGTACCAGCGCAACACGTCGATGGTGGTGAGCAACTCCAGCAGCCAGTGGGGCGGTGCTCGCAACACGGTGATGATCAACCGTGCTGACGAGCGGGAGTATGAGTCGTACAACAACAACAGCGTGTGTGAGTCGTGGAACAGCGACCTTGCCTACGCGTCGGACAACGACATGAGCTTTGGGTATGGTGTTGTGCTGAAAGCCGACAAGAGCGGGTATCTGTCGACGGTGGCTCATGGGAGCAGTCAGGTTATTCCTGAGCAGCATGTTGCGGACCGTGTGGCGCACTACTGGCGGCATTCACGGCGTAGGATTGACGCGGAGCTGCTGGTGAGTGCGGTGACGGCTGTGACTCCTGGCAGCAAGGTGGTTTTGGACAACACGACGCTGTATGCGGTGAGCATCGGGAGGGATTGGCGTGATGATGTTTGGCGTGGGGTGCTGCTGGAGTTAGACCAGTAAACCTGAGCTTGTCTTTTTTTGGATATATGGAAGCGGCGGTGCCGCTTCGTACATGGAAGCCTGTGGATAAAATGATAAAATGGTTATGGAATTGGATTTTAGGAAAGTTGTTATAAAGGATGTAAACGGTCAGGAGCAGGAGGTGAACTTGCAGAAGGAGCTTGGGAACCAGCTGTACATGGGTGGCCGTGACATTGAGGAGTGTGAGCTTGGCAGTAGGATTTACCACGACGGCTGCGCCAGCGTTGACGCGAAAGGGCAGTCAGCCATTCGTCGTGTTGTTTCAGGCTGGCCGTTTGTGTTGCGCAGTGGTGTGTTGTCTTTGATGGAGCCGAAAGGGGACCGAGGCGGTGCCTCGGTTTACTAAACGATAAAAAGGAGAAAAATGATTGACCATATTAAGGCGGTGTTGTTGATGGTGATGTCGGCATTGAGCGGGTTCTTCATGCCGATACAAGACCTGATGGTTGCGATACTCATTCTGCTTGGTGTGAACTTCCTAAGCGGGTGGATAGAAGACTGCATCCACGGTGAAGGATGGAAGTGGAAGAAGGCGTTCAAGGCGTTCTATGAGTGCTGCATATTGTGCGGGATTGGGGCGTTTGTGTTCGTAATGGGACACTTTCTGCATAAGCAGGACTCGGCGGTGCAGTGTCTGACGGCGATATATTTTGCCGCGATTTGGTTCTATTCGGTGAACATTCTCAACAACTGGAAGAAAATACTTGTGAAGGGGACGACGATCTATCGGTTTATTTCGTTTCTTCACTTTCTGGTGAGCATGAAGTTTGTGGAGAAGATACCTTATTTGAAGGAGTTTATATCGCAAGGCGGAGATGCGCCTTGCACTGTGGCTGAAAAAAGAGAAGAGAAGATATGAAGTACTTTACCATTGATGAACTGACGCGGTCGGCGACGGCCAAGAGGCTGGGGATAGACAATACGCCGACGAAGGCTGTGAGGGCGAACCTGACGGCCCTTGGGGAGAATATTCTTGACCCGCTGAGAGAGGCCTGGGGAGGGCCGATAGTTGTGACGAGCGGGTATCGGTGTGAGAAGCTGAACAAGGCGGTTGGCGGGGCGACGAACTCGCAACATTTGTATGGACAGGCGGCGGACATCAGGACGGTTTCAGACAGGAGAGAGGACAACATGAAGCTGTTGCGGAAACTCATAGAGCTGGAGCTGCCCTTTGACAAGCTGATAGCGGAGTATGTGGACTCGCAGGGGAGGCCTGACTGGATTCATGTTTCGTTTTCTCCGATGAAGAGGGGGATGAAGCTGACTTGCCGGGGAGGACGGTATAGTCGCGGGATCAAGACGGACAGGAAATGAGCACACGGAAAGCACAGAAATACACAGAAAGAACGCGGCTGGGGCGCAGTTTACTTGACAGGAACAGGGAGAGGCCGGCATGACATGCCGGGGAAAAGGAAGAAGAGAGAGGGGCTGCGGAAGTACCTCAGCCTACGGAACCTAAGGAAAGGGGGGAGGGACTGCGGCGGTGGCGCAGTTTACTCGACAGAACACGGAGCTTAATTTCACTCATATATGCTGTTATTTTGCCTGTGAAGGTGATAGGGTTATAGATTAGTATTTGTTAGTAAGTTTTTGTTTTAGAGATTTTGTTTTGATTTTTGGGGGCGGCGGCCCCCTTTTTTTTGCTCACACAGAAACCACGGAAATACACGGAAAAGTGACAGGGGCGGTACCCCTGTTTACTCGACGGAACTTTGCAGAGGCGGTGCCTCTGCCTACGCCAAGCCCGGGGGAGGGGGTGGATGTTGGTAAACCCTTGTATGGGTTTTGCTTGGTAGGTAGAAGTAAACAATGGAAATGGATATAAAGGATGAAATGGTTGACGCTTGAGCAGATCAGGAAGCATCTGCGAATTGACGATGACATGACTCTGGAGGATGATTTGCTGGAGTTGTATGGTGAGTCGGCAGAGGATGCCGTGCTTGCGCTTCTTTGTCGTAGCTATGTGAACGTGTTGCTGACGTTTGGCAAGATTCCAAAGCAGGTGGTTCATGCGAGCCTATTGCTGGTGGATTTGAGCTACAAGGAGCGCAGTGCGGTGAGTTCTGTTCATCTGTCGATGGTGCCCTACAGTTTAGACTTATTGCTGAAGCCGTTCATGCGTCTGAGCGGTTGCTCTGGTGGTGATGATGAAAAGCCGTCTGGGATGCTTGCTGACTGCTATGGTGTGTTCTTGGTAGGCGGCGAAGGAGTGTTGTTGTGTAGCAGAATTTTAACGAAATAGAATAGAGATGGAAGGAATTTATCGTTTTAAGCAGACTGCTCCTGAGATACAGGAGCTGCTTGACAAGGTGCCGGAGAACGCGGCCGGCATTGAAGAGAACCGCGTTGCTATTGCAGGGTTGTCAGAGGAGGTTGATGCTCTGAAGGTGAAAGAGATCCGCGTGACTTACTGGGAGCTTGTGAGCAAGTTGCAGAGTGCGAAGCTGGTTTCCGGCAAGGTTTACCGAATCACGGACTACGCGACCGTTCTTCCGTCGTCGGTCACGAACGCGCAGAGTGCCGGTCACGTCTTCGATGTGCTGGTTACTGCCATTGCCGAGAACGCGCTGAGCGAGGACGCGAGAGCCATTCATCATGACAATGACGACTACTTCTACGAGAGTGCGGTGAAATCGTGGCAGCTGAAATACTCGATTTGGAACGACACGACACGGTTCAGCTGGGCAGACGAGAGGAACGGGAAGGGAGTGATATACTGGATGAAGGACGAGTTTGGCAACGAGTGCGGCTATGACTTCAAGAACATTCAGTTCAAGCGGTGGAACGTCACCGACAGCGTGGAAGGCAGGAACGTGAACGGATACATGGGCGTGCTGGACAACCTCGCGGAAGGTCTGACGATTGACGACGAGGACGACTGGCGGTGGGCATACACCTTCGACAGCAACGGCGTGGATGCTTCGCTGAAAGTGGTTGGCAATGTCGTTGCACTTGATAACGTCATCGGAGAGACGATGGACTGGAAGGGGAAGCGCAGCCTCGCTGGGAATGTCTTCTATGGGCAAGCACGTAAGAATGTTCTCGGATACAACTGCGACAATAACACGTTTCACGAGGCC